TTAAAATATTCAAAGGTTGTTAGACATTTCTTTAATACTAATTTTTGTGATCGTAGGGTTTCTATGTCTTTTTGTGACACGCACTTTACTGGTTGTACGTGTGATCTTTTATTACGTATTACATCAGCAAAGACTCAAGCCGTTACCATTGTACTAGAAAGGGAAGCTAAAAGTGATCTTGATCTTATACTTGAAGTTTTCTCTTATATTAATAGTCATTACTCGCTCTCTGATGAGGGGATAAGGATGTTAAAAGAATCACCTGCATTATCTGCTAAAATGCAGATATGTCTGTCTCAATTGCGAAATTGTACATTACTTCCAAATTTGATACCTGCTATGAGTATTCCTCGTGAAGAATTACTGCATCCGCCTGATACTGATTTACAAAGGTGGTTTAAGGAGTGGGATGCTAATATTTTTGGTCCTTCTAATACTTATTATAAGATCAATTCTTCATTGTCTCAATTAGTTAATGATAGGTTTCGTACCTACAATATGGCTTTTGGGTTAGATCCTGAGGGTCGACCATATTCTCGTTGTACAAAAGAGAATTTTTATCCTAACAAGTTGGTTAAGATGTTTCAAGAATTTGATGTAGAAACTCATACATTGAGTTCAGAAGCACGTACTATTCTTAAAGCTTGTTTGGTTAGTGCTCTTCAAATGTTTTACCAAGATATGAATGTGGTCGAACATTTTGGTAAATATTCTTGGCAGTATGATCCTGACACAGTTCGGTCTAAGATCATAATTAAAACTAATACATCAAGTGGTGTTAATTTTGTAGCTCCTCAGACTGTTCATTATGGAGGTGTTGCTTATAGATTAGGCCGTTCTTCATTTAAAAAAGAATATGTTGAAATGTTTTTTCGTGAGTTTGATCGTGTTGCTCGTGGTGTTTTTTCAGGACAACATGTAGAGATACCATTTGATGCTACAAATTTTACTAGTAAGAGAGAAGTTGCATCTACATGGGCTGAGAATACTAAGGCTGATAGAGATAGCGCCCATGATAAATGTCGTTTTTATGGTATATCTTTCATAAAAACTAATGGTTTTGCAAATGCTGTTTCTTCTCTTCGTCATAATTTGGAAAGGGGTAATGTAATTCGTATTGGACACAATTGGTGGGATGGTGGTGCACAGGTGATTGCTGAGTATCTTCATTATGATAACCCAGATCAGGTTTTTGGTAGTGGAGATTTTCGAAAGTTAGATAAACATATCCAGTCCTTTTTCTTAAAGTTGTATATTTCAGAGGGATATAGGTATATTGATCCCAATTTTAAGGGTAGTCAGCGAGATTTGTTTGATCGTCTAATGAAGTTTACTTTAGAATCATTAGATATAAAAATTGTTCATCTTGCTATGGGTCGCTGGTATACTATGGTAGGTGGCATGCCTTCGGGGTGTGATTCTACTTCTCATGGTGATTCATGGTGTGTTGGTATGGCATATTATTTGTTGATTGCTCAGTGTCTTAGAGGTAAGTATCGTTCGCAAATTTTAGAGGCTCGTAAAAAAGGACTTATTCGTATTGTTGTTTATGGAGATGATCATGTCATTAGTGTTCCTAGGAAACTGAACAGTGTTTTAGGGGAACGTGCTTTTGCTCGCTTTGTTGCTAATTTTTCTCATGAGATTCGTAATGTGGTGGAGACTCAATTTTTATCAGAAGTTGGTCCTTATGGTGAAGTTCTCCGTCCGGGTGTTGTGTTTTTGCAGCACTATTTTATATCCCAATCCTCAGTTAAATTGAACGATGCCAATGTATGTCAAATTTTACCATTTCGTCCGACTAGTAAGTTTGTAACAAAAATAGCTTATGGTAATGTCGAACATCGTTTACCTGTTGACATATTGCTTGCTACTATTGGGCATGCTTATGGAACTTATGGTACCAATATCTATGCTTATAATTTTATTAGTTTTATCTATCAAAAAATTGTACCTAAAGTGATAGCTTATTATAAGAAAGATGTTGATGCTGTACTCCTTGATCTTTTTGCTCATCCTAGCACTCATCAGCGTATAGATATTACTAAGATGCGTTTAAAAATGGGGTTGAAACAAGCTGAGTTAATGAGGTTTCCTACTCTATCTCATCTCCAGTCACGTCATGTTCGTAAAGATGTTGACTTGCAGATAACTGATTATTCAAATACGATGTTTTATAAGGATTTAAGTATGTGCAGGCTGAGAAGCCTTCCCATCATGGCGGTCTGACGGAGCGATCATCAGACGGTGTAACAGCCGCGAGAGGATAGCAACACAGATGCAAGGCTGAAAGCTAATAAGGCAG